CTTTCCAAGGCATAGTTGCGTTCCTGCTTAGTTTCCTTGGGGTGCATGAAGACCTGTGCCACCCGAAGGTCTGGCAATCCTTGGCAAAGACCGATGGCATGGGACAATTCTACTGGATCTCCGCTATATTTCTTTACATCACAGTAACTTACGGCCTCAAATATCTCTGCGTATTTCCCCGAAGTCACAATGGTCGGACGCCGCCCCGCAAGATGCTCCGAGTAAAGGACGGGTAGGAGATTGATGTTATCTCCAATGCGTCCGAGGTTGAGGATGGTCATAAAAAAAGAGGAGGATGGCAATGCCACCCCCCTCTGATGTATCCCCTTATGCCTAGAATTGCAAGGGGTTTGCCACAACGGGCATATCCTCGACACGGGGCAGGACGTAGACCTTCTCCCGCTTTGGTTTGCGGGGAGATTCGATGGCTGAGATGACGGCGACAAAGGCCGAAAGCACAACCATCATTGCGATGTATTTATACCAGTTCATTTCTTTCTGTATTTAGTTGTTTGATCGATGTTGTACCAGATGATGGTTCCGAAGACGAAGATGAACAGCAGATAGAACAATATATCAATCATACTCTGTTTCCCTCCGAGTCCAGAAGCATCCCCTGATCCCTGAAGTGGTGGAGAAGTTTCCCCATCAATTCATTGGAGATGACATCTTCAATATCTATGAAGAAGCGTTGCTCCATTTCCTTGATTTCGCGGATGTTCATTGTCAGTTCGATGGTTCCCCCATCGTTCCAGACCACTACTCTTGCTCTGTTTTTCTTTTCGGCGTTGAGTGCGCCGATTGTCATATGGCGGATGGTTTTCATGGTTTTTCAGTGTGTTTCTTGGATGTCCAGTTGTCTAACTGGCGGTAGGCCACCAGACGCGGAATCCATTTGACATTGGTTGTCCAGTGGATGCCGAGTGCCAGTAGCGAAGGTTGCGGTTTGGATTGCATTCCCAAGTTGATCTTGAGATCGTGCCAGAAGTCAGACCAATTAAACATAGGAGTCCTCCTGTCGCTGGCATTCTTCTTTGATTGCAGCCAAGTCTTCTGCATAGGGGAAGCACCCCAGATGCATACAAGCTCCGAGAACCTGCGCGGTTCCGTATTCTTGGCATAGGCTGAACAAGGGTCTGGAGTTGAAGGTTCGGCCAGCAAGCCTGATTCCCTCCCAGAACTCGTAGTGGGTTTCGTTGCAAGCGTCATTCCACATGGCTGATCTCCGTTGCTTTGATCATGCGGTAGGCCGCGACTGCCTCGCGAACATCTTCCCTATTCCATTTCTGGATTGTGGGAAGAAACCCGTTGTGGCGTTTGCGGAACCCGTTGCGAATTGCCTGACGCAATACGCTTTCCAGCAGGATTAGGTTTTTGGTTGTCGGTCTGAACGAACTGATTTTGGTTTTCATGGGTTGTGTGGTTGTGGTATAGACATTGAAAGTCTACTTGACGTTCAATGAAATCTTCATGGTCGATCAGTGATTTTCCCTCCGAGGAGGGGGAGTTGCCCTATAGCACCGAGGAAAGATACAAGAGTCCTCCGAGGGACAAGCCCCGAAGACTGACCTTTGCCGAGATCCGCAATCGCCCTGACCGCAAGGGACGCGGAGCCAGAATGCGGGCGGGGGAAAAGAAGTGGGCTACGAGTGGTCACTGAGTCCTCCAGAAAACCATAGAAGGTTTGTTGCGGCCCCTTGTCACCAGCCTAGTGGCAAACTTCTTTCCAGAGGATCGCCCGTAGCTATGGGCGCGAGCCCGAAGTAAATCCAGATTGTATTTTGTCATGGGGGGCCAAGTGAAGGATTCTCCTGTCTTCAAGCCCGAAAGCAGAACCATCAAAGGATGGATGGCGCGACTCCTCTCACCCCATTTCGGAATGAGAGGGTTCTCGTCATCAATTACGATGGAGACTTTTCGTTTCACAGGCTATCGACAAGCTTCTGAAACCAGTTTTTCGGTAGTTCGTAAGCCACCCCGTCAACCAGTGTTACCCGATTAACCATGGGTCTGGCCCATCCCCCGCCGAAGTAGTAGAGTCCAGCGGGAATAAACCGAATTGGTTTTTCTCCCCCAAGACTCCCCTTTATTTGTTTTGCTTTTACTTGTGCTGTCATAAGTCCCTTTCGTCAGCCTCGTCCCGCATATCCCGAACGATATCCTGATAGTTGTCTGCCGCGAACCTTGAGACCTCATCCCATAGGGCGGTATCTATAGCTTCTGTAAGCTCTGGATGGCCCGTGACGATGACTTTTTCCAGCGTCCGCCCCTCGTAGTCCAGCGGGAGATTCTCGCCGTCCAGCGGGGCAACGTCAGCCTTTGTGATCTCAAGACCACAGGGTTCAGGGTCTTCAGAATCGCGGAAGGAAACATCCGCCTCAACAAGGGCATAGAACAACTTGTCCCCGATGGGTATTTCTTTATCTATTTCGATTGAGTAGCTCATTCTAAATTCCTTTCTTGAAGAATTTTAACTTCGATTTTCTTTCCAATGGTGGACATGAGGAACATGGAAGATCCCCGAACCTCAACTTTTTTGTTGTCGCCCTCTCTGAATGAATATTCTGGACCCTCACTAAAGCGGACACCTCCGCATAGTTGCAACCCCAAGAATTCATGGTCTGGTTTTCCGTTGAGTTTCTCTATATAAGGCCAGATCGGACCATCATTATCAGGGATAACAGCCCCCTCATGTTGCGCCTCTTTAAGAATATCGCGGGCCTTTTTAAGCGTGATGGTCTTCACAGCGTCTTTCCTTTCGATGGGGCTTGCGTCACAATAGCCTTGCAAGCGGAACGTGCCGCCGCCTCGACTCTGTCGATGGTTTCCTGACTTACTCTGGAAAACTTGTGGGCGCGATTGGTCGCAGCGAATTCCAGAATGTATTTTTTGACTTTGGATTTATTGATCAGGTTATTCATTGTCTTCCTCCTGAAACATAGATTCCAGTTCTTCAAGTGTTGAGATGATATCATCAAGGCAGTCACCGATGGTAAATTCGGTTCCCTCGTTGTCTTTCGGTCTGTTCTTAATCTTTGCAGACAGAACATTCCGAATGTCATATGCGTCACAGAGTGCGCTACTAATGCTGTTTTCAAGTGGATTTTTAGCCCAATGTGTATCTTTTGTGGTTTGTCTTGGTGTTGCGAATTCTCTTTCAAGAATCAAAGCAACATCGTCGAGTTGTTGTGTTTTCATTGTGGTTTATCGGGGAAGATTCCCCATTCTGCCCTCTCCGAAGAGAGGACAGATGGGAAACCCTCGCCTAGTTGGCAAGGACTGACTGCCTGACAGCCTCACGGCCACGGGAGAGCATCTTGTCACGATCCCCCGCGAGCATGGCGATGAAGTTGCGCTTATGCTCTGCTGCTGAACCGAGTTGTGAGCGGTAAACCCGCGAGGCAAGGTTAGCTTTGCGGCCCGTGCCGTTACCGCTTGTCCAGTATTCGGTCGCACCATTGGCGAGGTCATACAGGTTGCGGCCATTGTTCCCAATACCATTGGCGAACAAATCAGCAATCTCCCGTGCCGCATTCATCGAACGGGTTGCAAGCTTGTTTTCCTTGGCATCTGTGGTCATGCAGAAATAACCCGCCGCCATTGCGAGCGCATCATTAGCGTCACACGCATGGTTTGCAAGGTATTCCATGACTTTGACAAGCTCCACGCGCCCCTTCAGGATAGCGTTCAGGAGGTCACCGAGACCTTCAAGGGCGAATTCGGCATTCTTGGTATGGTAAACCTTGAACTTGTTTTCCGCCGCATTCCGAGACCATTGGAAGGTATTCATGCAGACGATGCGGATTGCGGAATCAAAAGATTCCATAGCAATCGTGCCATCATGCGAGGTGACAAAGTTAAGATTAGCCTTGAACTTGTCCCCGTTTATGACCATGTCGGAATTCCCGATATCGCAGGAAATGGAGAACTTCTTTCCACGTTCCAAGGTACAAACCGAGGTGACAGCGCAATCCAGATCACGCAAAGATTTTTGCATGACGTTCCAGATTTCGCGGTTGCTTATGACTTTGTAACCCGCTTTCGGGATATGCAAAGGAACCAGAGCATCACGCCCCGAGAGATCAGGGCGAACTTTGCGATGGTCTGCGACGAGGACTTTGTAGTCTTCAAGGGTTGCCTGTTCCCCGTCCACCTGAACGTAAGCGGGGGACTCGATGATATCGAACAGCAAAGGAGAGACTTCCGTGTCTCCAATTGCTGAAACGTGTTGCGCTAATCCATGCCATTCCGTGCCTTGAACGGACAGAACGATATCATGGGGTTGTTCGATTTTGTGACTCATATGTGTTTTTCTATGTGTGGTTTTTGGTTTTGTCCGCCGCGCTTTGTCACCTTCTAGCGAAGGGCAGAGTTTGTCGAACGAAAGTAAAAATAGCTTGGGGAGATTGTTTGTCAACTGGTTTTTTTAATGGGGAAAGAAAAAAGATTGGTTCGCCCCTTGTCACCTTGTCACGGGATGCTGCCTTTGTGCTAGATTGTCGGAGGGTCACCATAGCGGGGAGAGGATAAAAATTGATTGTGGGGGCATTTAAAGCGCGAAAATCGGGCGGGGGCGGGAGGATCGGACTCCGCGCACCTTGTCACTCTATCCGCCGAATAGGGCAACGTTCAGGTCGCGCACCTTGGCCTGTTGTCCTGTATGCTCCACGGGTTGCCAAGTGTCCCCGATTAGAACGGAAACAATATCATGCGCGTAAACGCTACCCGTCTCCGTGAAGTCTCCCTCTACTTCCGCCATGCGGATGTTGCCTTTGCGGTTATCCTGCATAGTCGCCAGCCACCCGTTGCGGAGGCGAAAGCGCATGCCCTTTTTGATTTCGTTTGTTTTCATTTGTATTTTGTTTGATGGGTTTCCCCGTGATGCCCCGCGACAAGCGCGGAGCATAGGCGGGAAAGCCTTTTAGTGAATCCCGATGGCAATAGGAATCCCCCTGAATTTTTCCGAGCCGCACGCATGACCTGAAGGCGTGCAATCCCCGCACTTACCAGAGCAAACGAACACCTTCCGCCCCGCCTGAGATTTAACGTCACGGGCATATTCCCCGAATCCCGCGTTTCTCCGAGACTGATAGGCATTCCCGTGGTCTTTTAGCGTGGGAACCGCGATGAATTCTCCCCGTGCAATGGGAAGCGCGGCCACGGCCCGCTTTTCTTCTTCTGTCCCGTTTCCGCCACTGGAAAGGTTTAGGAGATAATTGGACGGCCAGCGTCCGCCCGTGGCATGATCATAAGACAGAAGCAAACGCCAGCTTTTAGAATAGCCATAGACCTGCAAATCGGGGCGAGCCTGACATAAGCGCATCCAGAAGGCCAGAATGTCGGGGGAGGCGAAATCTCCATCCACGTAAAGCCGAACGATTGCGCCCCTTGGGAGTTTCATCCAAGCTTGAACGATTTCGTCGCGCCCCGCCTTAGTGCGAAGACGGATTGAATTAATCAGTTGGCGCATGAATGCCGCAGGATAGCGCCACGATTTAAAGCTATAGCAGAATCCCCCCATTAGCTCACCTGATGCCCCGTAAAGGCATGATCCAGCTTGGGGGCAGTCAATCCCCGCGAGACTGGAGAACGCATAGAAAGGCAGCTTAGAATTGCCCCCCGCCGCGAAGACGGAGGGAAGCTTGCCCGAATCGATGCGATGATAGCAGGATTGCCAACCGATCCCGCGAGACATGAACAGCCCCCGCAAAGGTTCGACAGATTGCGCTTCTACGCATTGCAGAGCCCCCGCATAGAGGGAGAGTGTAAATTGTTTTTTGCTCATGGTGGAAGTTATTCGCAGGGGATTCCGATAAACTCAACAGGCATTGCCGCGACAATTGCGGCCCTTTCCTGCACGGGAAAGGAAAAGATCATACCGAACCTTTCCAAGGCCCTTTCCTTAACTCTCGCAGGAATGACAGACGATGCGTCTTTCCCGATGTTGGCATCATAAACGAAACCAGTTTTTTCGGGGCTCCCGTAGCAAGCAAAGAACCTTTCCCCGCTAGGGGAGACAATACCCTGCCCCGCCGCGATTGTGGAATGTTGAATTTTCCAGAATACGCAATCCGCTTTGCGCTTGCCCGTTTGCTCTGTTGTTGTGGTCATGGTGATGGATTGAATGTTAATGTTGAAAAAACGAGTTGACGAGCCCGAGCCCGAAAAGAAAAAGACTCAAGACTACGCACAAGGCAAAGCTTGAAGCCTCTTTGAATTCCCGAATGATCCCGTGAACATAGAATGATGCACGGGAAGGGTTGCGAACGATGCAAGACAAGTGAAGCTTGCAACGTGTAAAGGAGGGTTGCTTATTCATGGCTGGCAATCTCCCCGTCATTATCTAAGCCAAGGCGGGAAAGCCTATCGTCGGAGCATTCACCGCCAACACGAATCGCGCAACCAGAATGCCCGTGGCAACAAGCAAACGATTCTGTGCGGATGCTCTCCAAGTCTTGAATGAGTGAAGAATATTTCCAAGTGTTGGCAGAATAGCAACCGACCTCTCCAAGCTTCTTTTCCAAGGCGCAATGCCCTTGGCCGTTTGTTGTGGTGGTTTTCATGACGGGGACAAGCTAAATCGGGGGCGGAAGCTTGGCAAGGGTTTTTTTCATTTGTATTTTATTTAAGTCGAACGTTCGTTTGAATGGGGGGAGGGATTGCATACGCTGCGAGAATGGGGGAAAGCCAATACATGAATTCCAAAGCATGACAAAATTGTCAGGTATTGCTCACGGGGCGGGGACAAGGGGACAAGCTACGCGCATCAGGCAAGGCAAGGCGAACGGGACAGGGTATTCTCTCCCCCGTGGTAGGTAGCTAATAGGGGCGGAATATGTTTCGGGATCCCCCCCTAGCATTCCCCGTTGTCCCCCTTGGATAGTGCGCTTTCGCGTTGCTTGCCATTGTGCGCTTACTCTGTAGCCTTGGCAATGTCATCATAGCGGACGCCTAATCAAAACGCCACCACGGGGCGTATAAGCCGCGAATCAACTCTCATGTCATGGGATCGTGGCAGGATGGTGCGACAACAGCGAACCAGCTATCAGTGCGGACCAACGGGCCACAGGACAGGCGGGACGGCCAGCGCATACAGCGAGAACCGACTCGCAAATCACAGACCCCACCACACGGGTGTTGGCCCCACCCTTCGCTAGGCCGAGGCACTGCGCTGGGGAAAATACCCCCTCTCAAAAAATATCTGGTAAAAACTAAACTAGAGAAAGCGTTATCATTCCCTTCACCCCGTTGAGTTCTGTCAGAAATACACCCCATTATTTGTGGCTGGATCTCTCTGTTATCCTGTCGGAGCAATTGCCTACCCCCACCACCCCCGTATCCGTTCCTTCCGCTTACCCCCTACCCCCTCTTCAAGGGACGTTACCCCCTCTTAAATATTTTTTGGGTTCTATGTTTCGGGCTTGGAGGGGGCTAGATTGCGCTAAGAGCCCCCGTGGAACGCTTTTGCTGCCTTTGTGCCCCTTGACTGCCAAATGGCATACAAAATGCCATATAGGTCAAATTTGGCTTGGACAATTGTCCCCGTTCTACTCCGCTCCTGCGAGCTTTTGGAAGCCGACTACGCTTATGCCGTCCTTCTCGTGGGGCTTGGTTCCTTGGGGGAAGTTGAGGTCGAAGCGGCCTGTGAGGGGTTTGCCGAACTTTCTGATGGCTTGTTTGTCCTGCATGGTGCGGTCTTCCCATCTGCGTTCCATTGTTGTTCCGTCTGCTAGGACTATCTTTACCATGTCCTTGGGTTTGATCCCCTGTTCTCTGAATTGTCTTTCGATGTCGGGGGATACCGCCATTCCTTCTTCTGTTAGCTTACCGAAGCTTCCTATCATAGCCCTGCTTTGGCTATCTGTGTAGGGGTCTCCCTTCCAGTTGTAGGAGGTTATCTTACCGAATGGCTCTTGGGATTCGGGCTTTGGGGTCGGATTGCCAGACCTGCTCTTACGAACCGTGATGGTGGGGATAGGGGCTTCTGTGGGGACGTTTTGTGGGAACACCATGGTGGCGGAGGCGGGCTCATCAAAAAGCCCGTCTAGGGCCGATTTAAGGCGGTCTGTTGCTCTGCTTAGTAGTCCCTCTCCCATCTCTATCCTATACCATAGATATGTCTACGTTGTAAACATGTCTAGATGGATGTGTATAGATTTCGGGGTTTTATCGACATGTCATCTACTCGTCCTGTAGAAACACTGGAGTTTGGTCTCCGACGAAAGCTCCTGCTATGTTGAAGTCGAAGTATTCGATGGCTCCTTCTCTGTCCATCTTATGATCCCGCATGAGGATCTTGATTACCTTCTTGTAGGAGTAGATGGCTATGGGGTAGTGGAATTGTCTGCCTATCCCCATGAAGGCGCTTTCTAGGCCGTCTGCTAGGAGGATTGTTTCGTCCTCTCCCATTGCTTTCTTGATGTAGTGGTCGATTAGTTCGTGGCCTGTGGGTTTCATGCTATTATTCGTTAATGTTGTTTTGAGACCTTTCGGGGGAATCACATGCAACTGGCCCTTCTTCGGGATTTTGATAGTTATCTGTTCCGCCTCTCCATACTATTTTGTCTTGGATGGCCCTATCTGCTTCAATACAGATCTTGGCGTCCTCTATGTTTGAGAAGTAAATATCATTGTATCCTCCGCATTTTCCGTGGATTTTTTTTCGGAAGTTGTGGAAGGTGCATTCCAAGTCTGTCTCTTCTTGGTATTGCGGGACAAAGTAGGTTTTGCCGTCCCTTATTGTCTTCACTATTCTGTAGCCTATTCGGATGGAGACTTGCATGGTGTTTCGGGGTTTGGGTCGATCTTGCCCAAGGCTAGGGGCGGGAGCAGGAAGGGCCTCTGGTGGGCTTTTCTTGAGCTTGCCTTGCGGCGGTAGCCGATCAGAAAGATCGTGTCCCCACGGGCCTCGTAGATGGGGACTAGGTGGCCCTTACTTAGCAGTTTCTTTAGGTTCATTGGGTTTCTTTGCTTCGGGCTTCTTGTTCCATTTGATACTATCAAAGTTGTCCCGATACTTCGGGTTATTTACTTTCCTTGGTTTGCTTCCTTTGCCTGCCATAAGATTTAGGTTTCGGGATTTGACCTATTGGCCTCCGCTATTTCTTTTTCAATTAACCCTTTTAATTCATTCATATGAAACAATTTTTCTTGTGGAACTGCAAATACTGGCCGACCACGATTTAATGGATCTATTTTATAGATGTCTTTTTTTGCGTATTTGGCATTAATCCATCCAGCAATGCGATACGGTTTACGTTCTTGTCCTTTTTCAATTACTATTCCAACGACTCGCCTGCTATCATCGTCCCTATCATAAACGCGCAATCCGTAATTTTCTTTTCCTATGAGCCTAACTTCAATATTGTGTGGTAAATCTTCTTTTTTAAAAGTGTCAACCCCCTTTAACCACCTGACTCCAAGGGCCTTGGAAACCGCCGATTCTGCTAAAGCTCCAAGTTGTTGAACTCTTTCTCCATTTACGCCATTTCTTACAAAAGTGCGATGATCCCTTAAATTGCATTTTTGCGAATGTTTATACAATTCGGACCCGAAATCCATCGCTTCTTGATATTCGTTATCATTTAGCTCCACAAAAATATCATTTTTATGAGACGGTTTATAATCAATATAATTCATGTTTCTGTGTAATGCTTGTCTTATTTCTTTACCAATACTTGACTGGCGATGGATAGCAAGTCCACTGTTGGTAAGATGGTAAGAAGGTCTTGTCGGCCTTCACGCTGGTAGAGTTTATAGGGTTCGGGCTTTTCGCATGGATCACTTCCGATAAGTAGGCCCTCGACAAACTGGGCAAGATCTTTACGATCCACCAGTAGCCACCACTTGCGGGTCTCAAAGGCAATAACATCAGCGTCTCCGTAGAGCCAGCCGTTCTTACCATTGACGTTTCGGAGTTCGATCCAATGGAGTCGGTCAGTAGGCTTATCGTCACTACGCCGATAGTTTTTCATACCCTTAACATCATACTTAACCGCCATCTCATCCATTACATCCCAATGCTCATGCATGTCTTGTTCTTTGGTGGCAAAGACAGCCCCACTGAGGATGGAGGCAAATTGCTGCTCTACCGTCTTTCCGCGTTCAACGTAATCGTCCCACATGATAGATCAGACAGCTAGTTGGGTTCGGCGTTCAAAAAAAAGAACGGGGGATTTTGCTCCCCCGCCCTTGTTATCGGCCCAAGATTTTTTTGGCCCAGCGGAACAATCCGCAAAAGCTGAATCCCAGCTTCCGCAAATCCTGCCGTTGTACAAAGCCAACATTACCATAAGGCCCATAGACAATACCAAATTGACTGGTGTTGTATACCATTCTGCTCACCTCCTTTCAAAGAACGGAAAAGAGATTAGCAAAGGCTATTTCAATGATCGACGCAAAACTTTGTTAAGCTTTCGTAACCGAAAGAAACAGAAGAGCAAAGCGAAGACAACGTTGGCCCCGACTCCGTAAGCTAGTAAATCAGTCAGCAGATTTAGCGTTACCATTATCTCTCATTAGGTTGTGGTTGCATGCCATCCACTTCATGGCCTCCATATCGTTGCCTACTTGGTCGGCCCTGATGCAATTGTCTGAGATAACCCCGTATTCTTGGAGGACATTCATTACTTCTTTCTCGTCTTCAAAGCGGGCCTTAATCCAGTTCTCAAGCTTGTTACTCACGGGGATTGATAGAGTCTTTGATGATCTTTAGAAAAACAACGGCTATTCCAATCCAGAAGATATAGCTTATGGCGTAATCAACCATTGGAGTAATTTGAAGGTTTGCAGGAATACAACCGTCCAGAATGCCGTCATCATTACAAACGTGGTGATCCAGAAAAATGGTCTCATTGTCTTGCAATCATTAGAAATCCTATGTTAGCACATGCGTAGCCTCCAAAGGCAATAGCCATGGGGACGTTCCCCTTGATGTAGAAATCAACTGCGGTTGCAACGTAGCAAACCGTACAGATGGCTATGCCAATGAAGCCCATTCAGATCCTACCAATCGGGATCGTCGTTGGTCTGAGGTTTTTTGTTCTTCGGAACGTAGGGAGGGCCGAATTTCAGGCTCAGATATTTATCTCCTTTTTGACTGACTTGCTGCCAGATGGAGACCTCGTAGTCTTTCCCGTCAACAGTTACGGGCCCGCTGTACTTGGGCGCTTTAGGATTGTCGGAATTACGGACGAATGCCGCTCCGCTGTTGTCTTTCTTTTCTTTGCTCATTTGCTTTTCGCTTTCTTTTTTATTGGTTTTGAAGGCTGCTTTTTGGGTTTACCCCGACCAGCCTTCTTGATCGGAGTAAAAGTTGAGATAGATGCATCGGGATGCTCGCACCCGATAAACGCCCACACATAGTAAGCCGCCTCTTCAGAAATGTTGAGAGGAGTATATTCCGCTCCATTGAAGAAGCTGAAGCTGTAGGTTTTGGACTCTGGATCTTTCCAGAATGCCACCTCGCCAAATGCACCAACCTTGGCGCTGTAGATAAACATTGTTCTGCTACTCTTCGTGTCCATCGGATTTATCAAAGGGTGATTCTCCATTGATTTCATTGTAGATGTCGGCAATGTCTGCATTTGTGATTGCCACATCAATGGCCTCGCCGCCATTCTTTAATGCTTCAATAAGAACCCCCATTGGGAGCTTTGTTATGGATTTTGCAAAGAAAGCGTTATTGATTCTTTCTTGGTTTTCCTTGCTGACAAGGGGTTGAATTGGTTGTTGTTCTTCGCTCATAAATTTAGTTAATGGGCATTATCACTGAATCTTACCAGTGTGCGCCCGTCAAGGTACATATGGTCGAGGTGGGCGGGCTCTTTGTCAACCCGCCACAAAAACATAGCGTTGGCGTCCCCAACTCTCTCGGTGGTGATATAACCTTCATGGTCATGCTCAAACTCCGAGTATTCCCTCCAGCCGCTCACCCACTCAAAGACTCTCGTCAATGCGTTGCTCATATTGGAATTAGACACATAATATGCTGGGATGTTCATTGTCAAGAGTAAATTAATCTAACTTCCGCCTCATCAAACATTTGCAGAGCAGTCTTGAAGGACTCGCTCCAACGTTCATGGGCTAGGTGGTCGCTGTATGGGCAGTAGACCTCGGTGATGCCAGACTGGATGATGGCAGCAGCGCATTGGGCGCATGGTTGGAACGGCCAGACAAAGATGGAGTATCCAGCCAGCGACTCTTTGGCCGAGAGGATGGCGTTGAGTTCGGCGTGGATTGTACGAAGCAGCTTGGTATCGCGATTTGCGATAGCGGACTGTGAGTCCTCCACCCCACGGGGAAACCCGTTGAACCCCACAGAGCAGATAGTGCGGTCTGGGCGCACGATGACGGAACCCACTTGGGAGGAAACGTCCTTGCTCCAGCTTGCAATCTCTTCGGCCAGCTTGATAAAGCGAGCCTGCCACTTGCCGCTAATTACTTCCATCAATTTGAAAGCCGTCTGCCTGCAACTTTTTAACGGTTGAGGCGATCAGGGTGGATTTTAACTTTCGTTCGTAAGCTTCTTTGCTCCTCCACATCTTCACTTCGGAGACTAGGAGGTCGATGGTGACGGCTGGAGACTCGTTGTCAAAGGTGGAGTATCCTTCAATAACTTCTTTGATTGAGGCCAGTTCAGAGCAAGATGGGCACGGGATGTAGTCTCCCTTTCCATTGAGTTCGTCCATGAGGTTAATCATAGTAGAGATCGGTAAGTTGGCTGGGAGGATTTAAAGCAGCGGATAGAGTAATCAGCCTGTCTGGCATCCCGCTCCAGATTTTCTGGGTCTCGTAGCTCTTCTTGCACCACTTGCGGTTGTTGAGTGTCCAGTGGTAGCCCAAGATGTAGGCATTGGCTCTTTGGGCGTATTCTTTGAGGTCTATGGGAAGTTTGTTGCGCTTGATCTTGGTAATGGAGCGGCGTTCGCAGTCCCACTCTAGTTCCGTCACAAGAAGTAGCGACTTTTTGATATTGTGGACATTCTTCCCCGCCAGCCATTCGTCCAGCTTTCCGACAGCATCTTCCCTTGGCTTATACCACTTGGGGCGTTGCACCTGTTGATCGATATGACAGGTCTCATGGACAAACACGTCGATCCACGTTGAGAGGGGGCGCTTGGTGGCGATACGGACTTCTTTGTCATCGGCCCATCCTACGGACGTAGCCTTGCCTGTAATCAGGTGTTTCTGGGGTGTAAAGGTAAAGCGATAGTTGCGATACTTCAGTATCGACTTGCCTAGAAACTCAATAACATGGGGGTCATTCCTCATCGTCCTCATCTTTGACCTCCAAGTCTTCCACTTGTTCAAACAATTGTCTAATTGGGTTGTCCTCAAACCCTTCTTCTTGTTCTGGGAATGGCATCAGGGCTCCCGTATCGTCATAACGGATGGTAAGATCTTTATCAAACTGCTCCTGATTCATGGTGGAACAACTCTATCAGCGTCTCCTCTTGCCCGCGAGTTTTTTCCTGCCGCGTTTCGATTGTGACATCGCCTTCACGGTCATCTGGAATCGCTCCAGCATATCGGAGGCAGTCAATGTGGTATTTGAAAATGAGATTGTCGGGGTCAATAAGTCGTTTTCTTCTTGCCGTAAGGCGGATGTGAACGCGGCCTGTATTTTCTTTTTTGCACTCGCCCTTTGCCAGTGGTTCATTGCGAACAGGGCGTTTAGGCTTGGGGTTACGGATGGAACCCTTATTGTTAAGAAGGGCTTTTTTTCTAACGTCAATTCGCTCATAGACTCCTTTTCTTACCTCCACATAGCCCGCTGGAATAATTGTTCCCATATGGTCATTGTGTTATAAATTCTGCGTTGGATTTATAACTCATGTTTCGGGATTTGGGGGAGGTTGAATTATTTCTCCTGTCCCGTTACACTTTTCACATTCTGCTCGCATGGGGCCAGTTGGGTCTTCAAAACAAATAGATATTATTCCTTCATAAAAATAAAAACCAACGCCTTCACAAAGTGGGCAAACCACAAATATTGGTCTGGTTTTTTCCTCAGTCATACCATCTCCTGCAATTGGGCGACGAAGTCCTTGGCATTGATTCGGCATTTGGACAGGTCTTCCATGTGGGCATTGATAAATAGGAGGGCATCTCGGTTTTGGCGGGTATCTTCCAGATGGTGGTAGTAGTAGTCAAGGACGGCGTTACCTCCCCCTCCAAAATCAAAGTAGCGGGAGGGGTCTCCTCCTGCTTGTTCTAGCATACCCTTGGCCTCCAGCATAACCCTGACTGTCATTATGCTTACGGGCTGGCTCTTCTCATGGAGACCCTTGATCACCTCAAAGACAATCCTGTTGGCTGGAGTGAAGAAGTGAGCCTCTGTTAGTGGGACGGATAAATCGGCTTGATCCAACAGACAGGCTAGTGCCGCCTGTTCTGCTGTGGCATTTTGTGGAACGACCTGTTCGGGTTTTGGAGGCGGGGTTTCCTTGCTGCGGCGGGGATTGGTCATTTTTCTAGTTTTTCTGTAATGTATGCTGCGATAGCGGCAATGAAATCATCCGCTGGTTCTTTGACCATGGAATCGTTCCAATCGTCTATGGATTTCAAAAGTGACTCCAAGGAGGTTTTGTAATGGTCGCGATCTTGTTCAGTTTTCTCCAGCAGAGCCTGATAGATCCCAGATTGCTGGGGCATTACAGTCGTACGGATGCAACCTACAGTCATTTCACTCATAGCTCGACCCCCTCTTGTTTTGCTTCATCGCGGAACTCATCACTGGCATTGGCCCAAGACTTAATGATTCCTTCCAGAACAGAGACCTCTTTGATCTGTCGCACATATTCGCGGGTGCAGTTGAAACGGCGTCCGATAGAGGCTAGGTTTTCTTCGGGATTTTTCAGCATATATCCCAGCACCTTGAAAGCCCGAAACCCACTGAACTTATCCTTGGTAGTCGGCTTCCTCCCGCCCCCAAAAAGCCCATACTTCTTGATGGCGGTAGTAATAGTCCCAATAGTACAATGGAGTTGCTCGGCAGCTTCGGTAACCGTAGTGGGTTCCTCAAACACCGCTTCCAACACCTCCTTGGAGATGGGCTCAATGGCAGGAAGGGCCTTCACCTGATACCTCGCAAGGATGCGGTAGATGGTTCCGCTGTCGCTTGAATAGAGGGCAGCTAGTTCAGAGGTGGTGTGGGTCTTGGCTTTTTCCAGCAGTTCGTTGATTGGGATAGATAGTGTTTCCATAGAGAAGTAGGGTTTGACAACAAAGCTAGGATGGTGTTCAATCTCGGTCAACTTAGTTCTTTAAAGGTTCCATCTTGATGACAAAAGCCCACAGGGCTTTCTCTAACGGGTAGTTGGGGTGGTCGAAGTTTGGCGCGGTTTCTTCGGGAGCCGCGCTTTTCTTTTGCGGGTTTTCTTCTTCTGCTCTCTGTGGAACAATTTGTGGCATACTTTACAGAGGCAGATCAGATCGTCCAAATGGTTGAGTTCGTCCCCTTGGTGTTCGTAGGTGCGATGGTGGGCTTGGAGTTCTAGCGGGCTATTGCAAACCCCACACCTCCACCCGAACCGCTTCTTCACAAGTCGGCTTACTTCCCTCCAGTAAGGGGTGTGCAAGTAGGCTTTGTAGGATTCTTTATCCACAGAAAGATCTTACTCTCTTGTTGACTCTGTGCAACTCCAGTGTATTCTGTGCCTTTCCTTGCATCTGGGTGCGGTTCCAAAAATGTTGCGCTTGTCTTCCAGACCTCGCTTCGGAGCCGCACCCTTTTTCTTTTCTTGACTTAATTTTGAACGTGTCGTAGCCTCCGCATGTCTGGAAGGAC